GGCCGCGATAAGTATTTGAGCAATCGCCCAAAGAGAAAGTCTAACCACTTCTAAAATTGCTCCGACGTCTATAACTGGCCCTGCCAAAGATGCACTTACAACTGAGAAAGAATAATCGAATACGGAAATTGCGGTTTGTACAGACTCAACTAATGCAACACCCGCCTCGTAACTCAAATAAATTCCCAACACTATTAAAATATATTTAAGAATTGGCCACATGAACGCAATCAAGTGTGCAACAAATAAAAGTGTTAAAATTGGAAATGTAAGTATATTAATAAGAATGTTGAAAACAAAAAATATTGGGTCGAAATTTCTAATGATGTCATTAACGGGAAAAGTATTAACATTAGATTTACAAGTTCTATCGTCAATTTCTTTAATTCCTAAATGTCTTGCTCTACCGATTCCGTTTTTGTATCTATCTAAAAACATTGCTGTTGTATAGACTTTGTTATAACCGAACTCATAAAAGGTGTCTTCACAGTCCAAGGCTTCTTGTAAGTTTACATAGTCATCCCAATCGGTACTAAAAGCATAAGATCTATAAACATCGAAGAGGGCTTGTGGTACAAATGTAAATTGTATGTTTTGTGCTTGATTTGTATTGACAGGGTTTGACACGATTAAAAGTGTCTGACCAGGTGTTACAGGTATTGATTCTGGAGACCCTGTATATAAATTACCATTTATGTAAACCACATAGCTTTCAACATTAAAAGTTATTGGATTTATAAGTCCACCACTTGATGGAAATGTTACTGTTGTTCCTGTTGTCGATCCAACAGGTATTTGTGGATAAAAATAATTACTTGTTTGTAAGTTTATTGCCGGATCATTATTAGAGGTAGTCCACCCATATTCTTTAACATTCGGGACTAAAAAATCTGCTCTTAAAAAAGAATTTTGTAATCCTTGTTGATTTTGCCATTTGAATTTGAACCTGTATCTCCCTTTAGTTGGTACTCCTTTTGTAGGGTCGTTAGATAATACTTGTTGACCAAATTCGTTGGTTACAACATAGTCCAAATTCATAGGTAGATTTATTAAGTAGGTTCCGTCTCCGTCGATCACTTTTCCACCCTCTTCTACTTGATATCTTTCTAAAATTGGTAGACCATTCGTGTCTGAAAAAATTGTGTGTCTAATCGCTTGGACTTCACCAGGTCCGGCAACAAGTTCACATAAATTTCCTGTGTTATTTTTTGGTTTACAACCTACTTTTAATGCGTCGTCATCAGTGTTTGAGACTAAGGAACCCATAAAAATTGCCGTAGGTTCTAACTTTATATTCGCTTGTTTAGTGAGATCGAAATCAACTCTTGTAATACCAATTTGACATAAATCTTCACTACCCCAAAACGGTCTCACATCTACATCAAAAATTAAGTTTTTTACTTGTGGTAATTCTCTCAAGTTTGTTGAAGACTTAAATCTTGCACCATTTACTTGACTTTCGGTAGCACTTCCTTGTAAGATTAAATCTTGAGGTGAAAGAGAAAAACAACCTATATCTGACAAATCTACATCCATAACAATTGTTTGAGTACCAACAGGTACACCAAAAATCATAAAGTCACCGCTCTCGTTGGTTGTTACTGTGAAACGATAATATTTGTCGTAAACTTCAATATAGGATTCGTCCATCAAAACATCTCCTTTGTTAGGAAAGGATCCTGTTGAAACGTGTCCTTGATAAGATGGTAGTTTGGGTAATAAATTATACCTATACCCTTCTTCGTTAGTGTCGGTAATAGTTTTATATGGATATAGTTCTGATATAATTGGATTCAGTTCGTCTGCGGGTTCCAAAGGTATAAAAACCGAAACTTTTGCGTTTGGTAGTCCAAATCCACCATTAACAAGTACCCTTCCAGTTACTACACCGTAATCCGCACAGAATCTAGTATAAACATTATTAGCTAAAATTTTGAGTGATAAAATTTCTAAACTTTCCCAATCTTGTTCTAAATTAACGTTTATATATTTATCAACACCTATCTCGGTTCTTATTCTGTACGATTTTGACATGTAAAAATCAGTTTTTTCATAAATAGTTTATTTCCCATTTTCATAGAAAAATACGCCTGATACAAAAAAAATAAATCGCTACGAGAAATTAACCGAAGTAAGATTCAAAACTCTAATATTAATATCTTTATTAGGGTATCTGATTTGATAAATTTGTGTTGGTGTTGCAAATAATGTGTCTGCCGATGGTCTTATTTGTTTTGTAATTGGATCAGAATAAAGCATTGATGTTTGACTTGAGGAATACTGTCCTCCAACTTGATTGAAAAATAATATGTCTGACACACTTACAATACCATTTTCAGATTGAATCAATCTACGTAATTCAGAAATGTTAACATTTTGACCTAAGTTTCTAACGAGTGGATTGAAAAAGTTTGTAACAACTTGGATTGTTTTTGCAATTATTGATCCTTGGTTTTGACTGTTGTCTAACACAACATCCACCGTCACCGCTAAATCTATAGTTTCCGCGGCTTCTATTGAGATATAGTCATTTATCATTCTATAATTTGATAAATAGTTTGCAACATTTTGTTTTAGAGTGTTTGATACTACGTTGGTTAAAGTTCCATTAGCATCGTATGACAACATTTTGATTCTTATTTTGTTATTTTCTTCCGTTATCGCAACTTTGGCTGGCGCACCATATTGTGCTGGCATAGTCCTTAAAATTGAGTTATAGTCATTTACGGTGACAGCTCGGTTCTGTGCCGCGAAATTAAAAGACACCATATTTCTTACGTCCTCAGTTGTGGGTGGATTTGCACCTCCAATTGCTGCGGTTACATTGTTACACTGTAGACTATTTATTACACTCCTATTAGCACTTTCTGAAGGACCATTAACGGAAAAAGATACGGTGCCAATTTGATTGATAGTGTTGATACCAACATTACTTGATAAACCACCACCTATTCGATATTGAACAAACAAAGTTGTATTTGGCGGTAATGCCGCGCCCAACGCATAGTTATTAGTGTACCGACTCAAATCGAAACTTTTACCATCACGTGCGAACTCTCTTAGTTGTTCTTCCGCAGAAATGTTTCCACCACCAAAAGTTAATTTACAATAATTTTGTGGTGTAAATTCTGATACAAATTTATTTGAGGTAGTGATGTATACCCCCACTTTAATTCCAGGTTGATCAGACACTTTAGTTGGATCTTCAACAAACACTCTATCCTGTACCAAAGCGTCTACTTCAAACCATCTATCAGGACCTAAAGTTAAAAACTCTTGAGGATTAGGTATAGTTGAGTATTGTGTTCCTGCCTTTAGAAGTACACTACTTATCCCCAAAACATTTTTTTCAGGTAAAAACAATTCCAAATACGGTTTTGAATCATTTGGTGTGATTACTCTTTTGAAAACTTTTGTGATTCCATTTACCACAACTTCTCTTTTGACAATAGTGTAATTCAATAATTTTCCGCTTGAATCAAAATTTGGAACTTTCAGTCTATTTGGCGATCCTTCTGCGTTTATCGGCGATGCAAAATCGATATCATATACAGTTTCGAATGGTTGACCTGCACCACTAACTTGAGACCCTCTTCTTAATATACCACAATATCTCAAATCTTCTCTATCGCCAAAATCGGGAACTGTTATTGAAAAATCAATCAACGCAACTGAAGGTCTCTGTCCTGGTATTTTAAGACCATATGTTCTTGCAATATTATATATAGAATTTTTTTGTTGTGCGAACTGTAAAACAGTTTCTTGTATACTTCTGTCAATTTGATAGTTCAAATTATCAGTGACCGCCGCGTTCAAGTCTAACATCACAGAAAAGATTCCGGCATCGTTGAAGTTTTGAACTAAATCAGGATAGTAAGTTCTTGTAAAATTAATTAGTTCAGTTCTGACTCCTTGAAAGTCCCTTACCGTGTAAGATATTTTTTTTTCCGCCATATATTCTTAAATATTGAGTATTATAAAATCCTGTGATTCAAATGCCGAATCAGTAATTCTGTAGTCAATTTTGATTCTAGCGGTATGTTCCAAAGTTGCTATATTAGTTACTTTGAATTCTCGTTCATCGTATTGATTGATTGTAAATCCTTTGTTTTCTAATCCTAAAGAAGCCGGCTCAACAGTAACATTGATTACTTGTAAATTTGGCATGTAAGTTCTTACTGTGTCTCTGATTTCCGATTCTATATCAGAAAAGGTTGGTCCGTCTAACGGTTCGAAAATATATTCATAAAGTCGGGTGCCGAAATCCGGTAAGAAATATCTACTACCTTTTCTTGTTAATAGAAGATGAACCAAATTAGCTCTAATTTCTCCCTCGGTTGAGTTAGTAACATCCAAGTATCTTCCAGTGAATGAGTCAACAAAAGGGAAAGAAATACCATACGTAATACCATTTGCCATATCACATATAAATATAAGTCACTATAATTTTAAGTAAAAAATTATATGAAAGAAAAAATTGACTTATTTTTGGTTGGTGTTTTAGTTTTGATATTTGACTTTCTTTTCAACCAAGCAATTTTAGCGTTTTTAACCATGTTATTGTATGGATCGGCATAAACTTGTCCGTGTACATTATGGAATACTATCGGGACCCCGTCTTTCGTTGCCCCAACAATTCCTACGTGTGTGTTTGGTGACCAACCACACAAGGTTTCATTTTTTTTACCTCTATATAACGCCAATTCATGAAAACCAGAGTCTGGCCAAAATATACCAACTATGTCTCCTATTTGTGGTTTTACTGAAGGTGTTTTAGGTACAAGTGACCCGACTAAACTTTTTACCTGACTAGTATAGGGTCCTTTTTCTCTTGGTCCTCCTTTTTCTTTTATTTTTTTCCAAAGATCATTCATTTTTTTCTTATTCTCAGGACTAATATTTTTGAACGCGGAATATACCAAACTACCCAAGTCTGGACTACACATAGCTAACCAAGCATCACCTATATATCCATGTGCGTCGGAAAAGTTATTTACAAATTGTGCACATTGGTCAGTGTCTGCCTTAAAAATAGGAACAGAATAAGTTTTGTTCAATTCTTTTAACGGATCAAATTTGTAAGTGTAATCTGGACGAATCGCACTCATTATTTTTACCCCTTTTGTGAGATCATCTTGAGACCCTTTTTTAATATTTTCTTCATCATTATTTTGACTCGTTTTGGTCTTAAAAATTTTACTAGCAATTGAGTCTTTTGCCTTTCCTGTTGTTTGAATCCATTTAGGATTAGGTCCTTTTTTCGCTGCGTAATAGTTATCACCTTCTTTCTTATATTGCCAAGGGTCCATACCACCGCCTTGTTTAACCTCTTCATTTATAAATTTAACAATCCTACTGAATTGTGTTTCGTTTACAATAATTTTCATTTTTTTTTATTATAAATATCATGATAAAAAAAAAAATCACTACCTGAGTAGTGATTTTTGTATTTGTTTGGCTCCCTTTTGAAAAGGGGGTTCGTAAGGGCAATGTCTACAACGAGATCCACAACAACTTCCTCTTTTAATATGATATGACTCAGTCATAACAATTCTATCGTTCTCATCTTTATAAAAGTCAGGTTCAAGAGATTTTTTGGTAGTCTCTTGAACGTATAACTGTTGTATCCAATCGTTTGATGCTCTTACAGTCATAACTTAAACAATTTCACATGCTCCCCCGGCACAAGCGGCTTCACCACTTAAGTTAGTATTATCTTGGAGTTCGATGACTTTAGTTAGATCAACATTTGTTAATGTCTTAACTAATCTTTCGAAATCTTCTTGTGTACAATCCTCAAAAGGTGCTTGTTTGTAAGTGTGGTTCGAATAAGGTAATACTGAAAGTCCATTATAGAATTTTCTGTTATTCCACATCCATTCACCCACCAAGTCCCATTCATCTTCTTTGATTGAAACTGTCGCTGAAACGTTGTGTGAATTTTGACCACTTCTGTGTCCAAATTTAATCCATTCTTGTGATACTTTTTTCACACGGTCCAACATTTGAAAAACTGATTCATATCGAAGAATTGATCCTTCTGGTGCTTTTTGTGGGATTGTGATTACTGCCGTGTCATGTGGACGGAAATATTCGTCTTCAACTAATTCAGGATGATTAATTGCCAAGTAAGAATAGATCGCTTCATTTTTACCAACACGAATTCTTCTTAAATAATAATCGTTATGCCAAGCATGAATTCCTGATGACGTACCTAAAACCAAAGATGATGTTCCTGATGGTTTTACTGTGGTTGTTCTTGCTGCCTTGTTAATTCCAATAAGTTTTGCCACTCTTTCATTTTCTTCTTTAACCGCAATCGCCGCCGCTTTCATATCATAACCTAAAACAACACCTGAACCGATTCCGGTCATACCAACTCCAATAAGAGCGTCTTTTTCTGTGGTTCTTTTCCACACATCTCTTAGATAATGGAAATCTGTATATCCGGCTTGAAGAGTCCCGATGAACGCGGCACCTTTAACTCTTTTTTCAAAATCTTCTTGAGATTCGATGTCAGAAGCATTAACCTCGCATAGGTTACAGAACTGATATGGACGAAGACCAATTTCACAACAAGGATTAGTCCCCCAGTCTTTATCGTTGGATAAATAGATTCCAGGTTCACCAGCTCCTGACAATTCGATTCGTTTCCAAAGGTCCATAAAATATTCTTGAGTTACTTTGTGACGAAGAAGAACTGCTGAGTTATTTGCTCTACCTCTCTGTGGATTTGATTCCCACCAATTTCCTGACTTACAAGAAATCATTTCATCATCGTCTGCAGAGAATAATGAAATCAAAGCCGCTCTACGAATACCACCTGCTAATACCGCATCTGCAATATGACAAACAACGTCGTGAGTCTCGATAGGTGAAAGTTTTTCACCATCAGTTTTATTTTCAAAAACTTTTGTAATGTGGTGGATACAATCTTTAAGTGGTTGTGGTCCAGGCGCCTTTCCACCTGAGGTAACCAATAGGGCTCCTTTTTGACGTATATCTGAAAAGTCAAAAATCGGTGTCGATGATTTAACCCCTAAGTAAGATTCAATCAACACTTTAATTGCGTCTGCCCACCCTTCAATACTATCACCAATCAAGTATCTTCTTGTTCTACTTGGATTTGGTTTTTTAATTTCAGGTAGTTTTTCTACGTGATGTTTTTGAACTGAGAATCCGACACCAGTACCTCCTAACAATAAAAACATTGTTTCTGAAAATGCATCAGGGTGGTCGATTGGCATGTATGCGCAGTTATAAACTCTATTTGGTGAAATTTCAATTGGTTTTCCACCAAATTGTAAGGATCTCATTGAGGGTAAGATTTTTTTGTCATATACCATTTTGTAGACCTCTTCAATCTCATCTTTAATTTGTGGGTATTTCTTTTGGTGCATTTCTTTGTTTCTTGTAACCAATTCTTCCCACGTCTCTCTTCTGTTTTTTTCAGGAAGAAACTTGGCGTATTTCATGTACACCGTAATGTCACTTAATATTCTTTGTGATATGTCCATTTTAATTTATTTTAATTTAATTATTTGTTTGATTTTGGGAATCTTTTTGTTTTCTTTTTTCAAGTAACTCCCTGACTCTTTGTCTTTGTCTTTCCTCTTTTTGTTCTTCTAATCCTAAAAATGTCATAGAGCTTTCAGTATCAATTTCAATCATAGCATTATCAAATTTACAATTTTCAAATACCACACCGTCATCACCTATACGAGACTTTGTTATTGCGATGGTTGCCAACTTAAGTTCTTTTTGTTGCAATGTTTTAGCCACCGAGATAATAACGTGTCCGACTTGTGCCTTTTTAATTGACCCACCCATTTGGTCTGTCGTTACAACTTCTGAAGATATTGATGACCTGTTTCCTTGTGTTGCGGTCCATCCAACTAAGTTCATTTCGTGACACATAGCTTCGAATGCTCTCATGACAGATCCTTCACTTTTCCACTCATCACCTAAGTTTTTGTCAGGAACAATACAATCAATATAGTCTAAAACCACCATATCAATTTTGATTCCATCGGAAACCATTTTTCTAATTTGATTTTTTATTTGTAACATTGTGAGTGTATCTGATGGTAATTTTTTCAAAATCAACTTATTTGGCATCGTATCTTCAATCTCTTTAACTTTGGTCATAACTTCATCCTTTTTTTCTGACAAATCGTCAGGGTGAACTTTAGTCCATAAGGTAAAGTGCTTTCTTTGAATTACCTTTGAGTTATCTTCAAAGAAGATCTGAAGAACGTTGAATCCGAGATTGAACGCGTGGTTTGCCATCTTAGTTAGAATGGTTGATTTACCAACACCCGTAGGGGCTAAGATAACACCGATTTCTCCTTTTGCCAAACCACCCTTTAATAACCTGTCGATTCCTGGAATTCCCATAGGAATTGGGTGTCTGTAGTCCTCTTCAAGAACTTGGTCAAGGTTTGAGAATACATCTAACATTGATGTATCTTTTGATCCGACCTGAAGGGCCGTCTTTACCATCTCTTCAAGGGTGTCGTAGTTTTCAAACTCACCTCCGTCAATGATCTTTTGTGCTTTTCCCATTACCTTTTGAAGCTCTTGTTGTTTACAGAATTTCAAGGCTTTTTCTTGAACAAAACCCACACCATCGATAGGTGCGTTTTTAATTTTGTTGATTGTATCCAATACAATTTTAGATGCCGTTGCCTGTTGTAATTCAGATTTGGTTATTTGTTCAAGAGTTTCAAATGAAGGTGTATGATCATATTTTAGATAATACTCTTTTACCATCTGAATGATTATTTTAAAATACTTGTTTTCAAAATAATTGTTTTCAATAACATCAAGAATAGAGTGTGAAAAGTCCTTATCTACAATAATTTGATTTAAAAGTTGTAATTGAAAAGTGTTCCCTAAATACTCAAAATTTTTACTAGTCGCCATATGTTTTTTCTCTTTTAGTAAAGATAAATAGTATTAGTTTTTGATAAAGTTGGGATAAAAATAATTAAAATTTTTAGCTGAAAAAATGTCAGTTAGCTCAGCCATGATTGATTTTAACTTTGGCCGTAGGTCTACGGTGTATCTGACCTTTGGTGGGTATACTTTTGCGTCGAACTGCCTATGACAAATTGTCATGTCTCCGACCTTAATAATTAAATTAAAATTTTCTGGACCTTCAGTAATTGAGGTGTTTAGAATTTCAGGGTTTTCAGAAATCTCATATTGATTGTCCAATAAATAAACTACCGATCTCATTTTCAAATCATATTTCAAACCACGGCAAAGACCTTCAATATGGTTATAAAATTCTTCAGATTTGTGAGCATTTTTGTTGAACCCTCTTACATTGAAGAATCTTTGAACTACAATGTTGTCGTTACACATTAACAAGAATTCTACTTTGGTTATGTCCTGTTCTTTCATTTGTTTTTTACTTTTTTTTGTTTCTAAATTTTTGTTTTTCTTTTCTTGTCAATTTGAGAAATGGTTTTAAGAAACTTACCCAAGCGTCGTCACCCTTGGGTAAATACTTAAAAAACCCGTCCTCCATCATCATTCGAATTAGATTTCTATGTCCTCTTCCGTCGGGATCCATCGACTCTGAGTAATATAGTCCAACTAATTCTTTTTCCTCTTCATTCAAAAGTGGATTTTCTAAATTGACAAGTTTTTCATTTATTACAAAAAACTCATCACCAAAAATACCCTCTTTTGTTTTCCCACTAAGTAGGTTCTGAAGAGCTACGTTTCCTTTTTCCAATTTCAAAAGTTGTTCACTCTTTTGTAAAATATACACCAATTCAACATGTTGTTCAAGTAGCTCAGGAAACATTTTAATTAAAGTTTTCTCACCAAGATAAAATATCCCATCAATATTGTCGGAACTATCACCGGTGAGGATTTTGATTGTTTTAACATTATAGTGGGGAACTTCAATATCGTGAAGTTTTATTTTATCTCCCAACTTATAATATTGTTTTGTGGATGGTGAATAAATGGAAACTTTTTCTCCAATTAATTGAGTTAAATCTCTATCACTCGAGAAGATTGTTTTTTCTTCATCTAACGACACTTTACAGTAGTGGGCTATTAAGTCATCAGCTTCTGCATGTTCTGTCTCCAGTTGTCTTACAAACATCTCTTCAAGGTATTGTTTAACCCTTTGTTTTTGTTCTAAAAAAGATTCCTCTTTAAATTCGGTTTCAGATGACTTACGATTTAACTTATACTTGGGATAAATTAATCTTCTCTGAGCCGATGAAGTTTTAGAGTCCCAAAGAACCACAACTTTGTTATAGTTGTGTTCTTCTAAGAATTTACGAAGAGTGTTTAGAAAGTGCCAAACTCCACCAACATGTTTTCCATTATGATAGAAATCTCTAACACCATGAAAACCAATTTTTAAAAGGTTGTTTCCGTCAACCAATAATGTTTTATTCATTTATCATACCATTAGATGGTTCAACAATTTTGTTTCCTTTTTTCATATTTTCAATCGCCCACAGAGGTTGTAAGTTAGTATAATGGCATAACTTGTAAAGTTCTTCTTCAGTTTTTGCCGAAGATAATGGAATTATATGATCTATATGCCACTCTACTCTATTTTCCCAAGTCATACCGTTACTAAATTGTTTTTCTAAGTGTTCTTTTAATTCTTGAGGTGTGCATCCAACAATATCAAAAGTTTTTTTTGATCGGTATTTTAAATATCTATTAACAGAATTTCTCATATCAAGTGATAATCTAAATAATAAATCTTCCTGCTTTCTTTTTTTATTATAATTGTTAAAATATTCTTTATTATTACGAGACCATTCAAGTTTTCTTAATTTTTCATTTTCATAGTTAATGATATAATATTTTTCAAAATATTTTTTATAATATTCTTGGTTTTCTTTATTCCACCTATCGTTATATTCTTTAATTTTTTCTTTGTTCTCTAATCTGTATTTTTTTGATTCAATTTTTTGACATTCCCTACAATAACTTCTGACCCCACATTTGACTTTACTCATTTTATTAAACTCTAACAATTCTTTTTGGATACCACATTTGTTACAAATTTTTGTTTCCATTTTTGATATAATCTTTTAATAATTTATTAACAAGGGAAGAAATGTTTATTGATCTGTCTTTAAAGTATTTTGGTAAATCAGGATCAACTGATACACCAATTTTTACTTTTTTTTCATGATCTTCAATTTTTTTTCTTCCCATATATATTAATAAATATCTATAAAAGTAGAATTATTATAATTTATATTTAGTTTTCTTCTTTTTCTTCCTTCAAGTCAAAATCACCATCAACACCTATAATATCTTTCCAAT